GGAATTCTGACAATGGCATATTTGACGTTTACTTTCTCAAGTACACCTTCTCTTGTGTTATCCAAGTCTTTGCCAGCACGGACACGTACTTTAGGTTTAGGATATGTTTGACGATGTAACTTGCACAATGCCTTTGAAGCTGCAGTACGTTCTTTCTGAATAGTCTTGAACATATCTACAAGCTCTACCATATCCATCTGCCTACAAAATTCAGCAACCACATCTTTGGTTAGCCACTCTCTGTAAGCTACTACGTTATCTTTATTTATATAATTTTCTTTTGTACTCATTGTTACCTCCATTAGTTAGAATACATTTCGATGTGATCATATGTAGGGTATGCATGATCCAACGTTATATCTTTCAGTGGGATTGGATCCCAATGACGATCACGTTCAAGCATGATTGTACCTTCCATATGCGCATCGACAAGTTCAAGCACTGATGAATAGCCATACTCAAGCTCGAAGATGTGTGCCTTTCCAAAGGCATGACCATCTTCAGCATTCATTTCGCTGATCCACCAAGTGCCTGGCCCTGAAGCATTGAACAGTTTGACGTGTGCAATACCGTCTGACTGTTTGCCAGCTTGGGTTAGTTGATAGTTTTCAGACAGCTTGTAAAACTCGGCAGCTGTCATCCAATTATTTCTAGTTAGTATATCGAATAGTTCCATAGTTCTTCTCCTTATTTTTATGGTACTTATATTATATGTTAATGGTAAAATATTAACATAGTATTTAATTGCCCAAGATAAATTATTGTGGACAAAAAAATTCTGTAAGGCGACACGTTTCTGAAAGACAAGACGTTTCTGCAGAGCGGGTTTTGAGTACACAAGAAAAATTGTACTCGGTCAACGTTGCGATACGACAAGTCGTTTCTGTCAAGCGACACCAAGGCTCAAAAAAAAAAATAATGAGGGTTATTTCTAACCCTCATCATTTGGTATAGGCTATCTGTTTTGTATAGCCCTAGCTTGAAGATCATCACGCCTGCGAAGCTCTTCAGCCTCAACAATCTTCTTGAGTTCTTTGGCTTGGTCAACCCCACGCAATTCACAAGATCTGATGAATTGTGCTGAGTTTTTGATAGACTTAGCAAACTCCTCAATTGTGCTGAGTGCAGGGGGTGACTTAGGTTTTATGTCTCTTTCTGAGATAGGTACGTAATCCATTCCAAATATATTCTTGAAAGCTTTAATTAACTCATCTGGATTGAATATACGTTCTACTTCAAGACACCTTTGACCAGCTGATAATGTATACTCACATTGATTAGCATAGAGTTGGTCTGATTGCATTCTTCCAAAGTCAATTTCATCAAATTTCATGGATAGTGATTGCCCGTTCGCGTCAACTCTATTGAAAAATGAATCATTAGATTGGTATAGTGAAATCATCGCGTCTATTACCCTTTCAGCAAATATTCTTGAATGAGAATAATTTTCATGTCCGCCTCTTGGAACCTCGATTTGATCCTCAATTTGGCTAAACATTAGGGTGAGTTGCTTAACTAGGGTTAAGTCTTTTTTAGTTAGGTTTGACATAATCTTCTCCTTTTTGTCAAAGTTAATGATTACCTCGTCCTACAACAAAACCCATGGGTTTTCATCTGCATATAGAAAGAGATAACATGAGTGTGTTGGCCCTTGCCAACACACACAATACTATGCAGATTGATACACTTTCAAACCCCAGTCTTGGGGGTTGAAAACCCATGGGTTATGTTGTAGACGTTGGATAATCATAACTTAGACAAAAAGGTGACGATTATAGACAAACATTACTAAAAAAGACTTAACCCTAGTTAAGCTTACGAACCCAAGGTTTAGCCAAATTGAGAATCAAATCTGTCCCGCACTACCTACCGCTTGTGGGACGCACTGTTAAAGACTAAGCCTGCTGTCTTTTGCAGTGCATATAAATAGTGAAGGGAAGATCTCTACAGAGATCTGGGAGGTGCGCTACAAAGCCGAATAGGGTTTGTAGAATAATCGCATAAGTACATATTCCAAATGCCCTTGGAATATGATTACATTTTACTGAACACAATTTACCGCAGTCGGGGGATCGCAAGGGCTAGATAAATGTGAAGTGCATGTGGGGTTAGGCTGATAGATATCCAAACCTAATCGGATTGAAGCCCGAAGGGTGGATACCGTGTATCCATTCACGAAAGCCCTTAGGTTACCAAACTACCTTGACAAGCTGGAAACTCAGGTGTATCTATATTAGTATTAGTGTTTAACTCAACAAAGAACAAGATGAAGATAGTTAATGCAAAGCAACAAATATCTAGTAAAGCTAGGAACTTGGTTGATATACTCGTAGCCAAAGGTTGCACCATTACTGAAGCCTCGAAACTGGCAGGATATAAGGGCAACAGTAGCAGAGTTAGTGCAAGTAAGATGCTACGTAAACCAGAAGTACAAGAGTACTTGCAACAAGAACTTAGACGCAAGTTAGCCTTGGGTAGTACTAGAGCCTTGTCCAGAATCGAATCGCTATCACAAACCGCTAAGTCTGAATATGTGCAACTAGAAGCAAGTAAGGACATACTCGATAGAGCGGGTTATAAATCGGTGGATCAACACCACCATATGGTAGCTGGGTTTCAGATAAATATAGATCTTTCTTAGAAGAGAGAAGAACATGTAGTAAGGTAGTAACAGCCCTTGTAGCAGGTTTGCTACTTGGGCTAATTTTACAGATGGGGGGCCGAAAATGCGGTACGATAACGTATAAAAAGTATTGCCCACAAAATTTTTTTCTTCAAGGCTCGTTCAAACTATGCTATGTATTCTTCATGGCTTATAAAACACCAGCATGGACAAGGAAAGAAGGCAAGAACCCTAAGGGTGGCTTGAATGCTAAAGGTCGTGCTTCTTATAAAGGTGGTACACTAAAAGCACCAGTTAAGAGTGGGGATCATCCTCGAAGGGCATCCTTCCTAGCACGTATGGGTAATATGAGAGGTCCAGAATATAAAGATGGTAAACCTACAAGACTTCTGTTATCTTTGCGAGCATGGGGTGCTTCGAGCAAGGCAGATGCCAGAAAGAAAGCTAAGGCTATGTCAATACGACTAAAGAATAAAAAAAAGAAAGGTAAGAAGTAATGCCTAAAGGAGCAAAGCATTATACAAAGACTGGCATGTTGTATACTGGTAAAACTCATAAAATGCCAGATGGCTCTTTACATACTGGTGCAAAACATACTAGTATGAGTAAACCAGTCTTTCATTTTAAAGACTTACCTCAAAAGGTACGAACCATGATTATGAAAAAACAGAAAGGAAAGTAATATGGCATACGGTAAAATGAGTAAAGGTAAAGCAAAGTCAAGTGGTGGACTTACAAAAAAACAAAAGACACTACCTGCTGCTTTACAAAAGAAGATAATGAATTCAAAGAAAAAGAAAGAAAAGTAATATGGCTATAGATTACAGTAAAAGAAAATCTTACCAAAGGATTGTAGCTAAAGCTAAGAGTTACAGTCCTAAAGGTGAGAAAAGTTTAAGAGCGCAAAGAGATCGTATGCGAAAGAAACGTAAGATTACTGATGCTGTCTTTAAAGATAAAAATTTAGGAGCTAAAAACTACCGTGCTATGGATGATTCTGCTAATCCTATGGCACAATTCATGAAGATGGCAATAGATAAAAAAGCAAGTGCTAATACGTTATTAAGTGCGCATGAAGCATTTGGTATAGATCATGATGCTCGCGCAGACGTTGCAAGTGTAAAAAAATTATTTACTAGTATTAAAACTGGTGCAGAGTTAGAAAAAGAAATAATGGCTGAAAGAAAAAGACAAATGCGTATTTCTGCAAGTAAGCGACCAAAAGGTAGAAGTCTATTAGATTTTTATAATTTTTAGAGGAAGAAGTAATGACTAAGTATAAGTATCCAATGCCTAAACCAAAAGATTTGGGACAGCCACAGCAAGAAGAAGTGCCAACACATGTTCTTGTACCACCAAAGTCTAAGATCGAAAGCTTAATTGATGCGTATAAAGCTTCACCAATAAAGCCATACAAGAAAGGCAAAGAGGTTGGTATTACATACAAAATAAAATTTTAGGATTATAAAATGGTTACATTTAGAAAAGTATATAGAGATGGCAAAGTTGTTGGTACAATTAGCACTAACAAGCCTGGGAAAAAAGGTTATACCTATAAACTAAAAAGAACTAAAGAAGATAGACAAAGAACTGCTACAGCAAAGTTTATAAAAACAACTAGTGGGTTCAAAAAACTTAAAGCGTTTATTACAGACCTTACAAAGAGTGGTGGTGGCATAACATCTAAAGGTGATATCTATCAAGTTATTGCCCCTGGAAATAAAAATATTATGGAAGCAAAAGGTATTGCCTCTGATGCAAAGACTATGCTTCCTAGCAAAAATATGATTCGAGATGATTTTAAAAATTTATATAAACCTTTAAATGTTACACGACAGTATACACCACCAAAAGCACTACGTACTGATGCTGCTTATCGTGGTAGTGGCAGAGCAAACCGACCAGTAAGAATGAGTAATGTTGTAAGCTTAGAACAATC